TGGCGGTGCAGGCGGTCCTGGTGCTACTGGCACTGGAGGTACGGTTATTCAGCCTGCAAAAGCATCAAATGCAACCAACTACGGAGCCGGAGGAGGAGGAGGAGGAGCCGGTGGATACTGGCTGCCCGGAGGGAATGGCGGCGACGGTTATCAGGGAGTCATCTTTGTTGGATACTATGCTTAATTTAGGAGGCGAAAAAATGAACGTTATCGTGACCAAGAACGGAGAATATGCAAACAGGATTGTTGCAGATACTTTAGATATTGCGCAAGAGCTTTATGGTAGTAAGTATATAGTCGAAGAAGAAATTATCTCTGAGGGGCAAACTAAATCTGTAAACATTAAGATGGATTTTTCACTAGAGTGTTTCTGCCCAGTATGCCAGTCTGTTATATTTCGGAAAACAGCAGTTTGCCCAAAGTGCGGAATAATTTTAGAGTAACAATGAGGTGAACGAATGGCTACGAAGCTTTATCCGATTTATGGGAGGAAGAGCTACTTTACTCCCCAAAATTTTACTCTTGATGAAATACAGAATATTTATCTTGGATATTTTGATAATCTTATTACCTACATTAAAGCCTATGAGGCAGAAGTTATGTTCGTGAACAATGCGGAGTTAATAAGTCGGGATCCGGCTATACAACTTTATATGCCACCCACTAGGCTTAATGATCGTTTCATTGAATCAGGAATGCATTTAGAGAAACTCGGAAGGGACCTAGAGACCAAAGGGACATATTGGTCATTTATCTGCTATAAAGACAAAAGAATAAAAGAGGGAGACCATAGATTTCGAGGTCTCCGTTGTATTAACAGCAACAGAAAAGTAATGGCCGTATTTATCAACGATACTGATCCCGGGTTATGTACTCAAAGAGTTATTAATAAGCACTATACAATGACTATGCTTTTTCCTGAAAAATATATCAGAGAGTTTTTTCTGGATACGCATAACTTCACAGAGTTTAAGAAAGTTGGAAAATCACTTTACCGAGTAACATCGAATCATCTGTCGGAGCTTGATCAAGTATTAATAAGGTATTCTATGTTCACTAGTTGGTTGCTGTTCTATTATCATGGCCAAATAAAGCCTGTTGACTTTGTTAATGATGAAGAGGCGTTTAATAAGTGGAAATTAAAAAATAATCTATGAGGGAATACAAATGATCAAAGACCTAAGACTCGTTGAAATTGAGCTTTTTTCTTTTTGCAACAGGAGGTGCGACTGGTGTCCGAATCGGGAAATAGACAGGTATTCTACGAACGAGGAAGTATCAGATATTGTGCTTTATAAGCTGATAAACGAGTTGAAACATAGCGGCTATGCTGGAGCATTATCTTTTTCCAGATATAATGAGCCTATGTCTCATATCGAGATTTTTAAAAGCAGATTACAGATGATAAAGACCGCTCTTCCAATCAACAAACTCGTGACAAATACCAACGGAGACTATCTTTCAAGGGAAAACTTGAAAGGACTATTGATAGATGAGCTCAGTATAATGGATTACGATCATATTGGGGTAAAAAAGTGCATTGAAAGACTAGAAAGGGTTGGAGTGGAAATTGACGAAGTATCTTATCCGTATATTTATGGTCATTTCGAAGGTATGCAAATCCTTTACTTTGTCGATTGGAAGGATAACAGAAAAATTACAGATCGGGGCGGCCTTCTGAAAGAGTATACCCAAGATGCTAGAGAAAATCCCTGTTTCGAACCTATTTATTTTGTCGGCATTAACTATGATGGCACCGTTTCACCATGCTGCAACATCAGGAATGAAATTGATAGTTTAAAACCTTATGTCCTTGGCAGTTTATACAACAGTACTTTGGATTCTTTGCTCAGCTCCAAAAAGTACATACAGTTCAGAAATCGCTGTTTGTCCGGCAGATTCAGCGAAGGCACGCCTTGCTATACCTGTGCGAATAACGGTGGAAGGTATACTCAGGGAAGGAATGGTATCCGGTATGAATAAGACGATTGGGATTTTTATACCTGGCAGACTAAACAGCGAAAGGCTGCCCCAAAAACTGTTGTTGCCTATTGGCGATACTTGTCTGTTCGATAGGGCTTGTAAGAAGCTCAACATCTTGCCGGGATTTTTCAATAAATATGTTTTGATTAGAGACTATGAACTCATTGGGATAGCGAAACGCTATCCCAATATTCATATCATTGCAAGAAGCAGGGAAAGTGCAGCGGCAGAAGGGCCACTATCCTATATATTCAGAGATATGCGAATTGTAGATGACACGCATTTAATGTTTCTTAATCCCTGCCTGGTTTTCTTGCGGTGTGCAACGATCAAAAATTCTATCGATCAATTTCTGCAGTCCTCAGCCGATTATGCAACTAGCGTGAAACCATTGCGGAATTGGATACTGAACAGGGATGGAAAACCCATCAATAAAATTGATTATGAGAGGCTTACGACGAAAGAAATTGAGCCTGTTCTTCAGTTTGCCCATTGTTTTCATGTGTTCAATAAGGACAGCTTTTTCGAAGATGGTTATATGTTAAAGGATGGTTTCCTTCCGCTACCAGTTCCTGAAGATGAGACGATCGACGTAGATACACTGGAGGATTTTGAATTTGTAAAATGGAAATTTGAAAGGGGGGAGCGGTAATTTGTTTATAGCAGAGATCGGGATCAATCACAACGGAGATTTAGGAATCACCAGGAAGTTGATCTATGAAGCCAAGAGGTGCGGTGCCGATGTCGTTAAATTCCAAAAAAGGAATCCGGAATTATGTGTTCCCGAGGATCAGAAACATTTGATTAAAGACTGCGCATTCGGACGAATGGAATACATTGAGTATCGTCATAAGATTGAGTTCGGCAAAAAGGAGTATGATGAAATTGACAAGTATTGTAAGGAGCAGAAAATCCCTTGGACAGCCAGTGTTTGGGATGTAGACAGTCTGCATTTTATGAGTAATTACGACGTTCCTTTTATTAAGGTTCCCAGTGCTTGCATAACTAATCTTACTTTATTAAAAAGTCTTAATGAATCCGGGATGCATGTTATTATAAGTACTGGAATGAGTACAGAAGATGAAATAGATCAAGCTGTTAGAAATCTTAATAACCTTGTAGGAATACTTCACTGCAACAGCTCTTATCCATGCAAATCTAATGAAACAAACTTGTATTATATAAAAACGCTGAAGGCCCGATATGGCGAATATAAGATTGGTTACAGCGGTCATGAGCAAGGAGTTTTGCCTACGATCTTAGCGAAAGCACTAGGCTCTGAGATTATCGAAAGACATATAACTTTAAATAAACAGTTACCTGGCTCAGACCATTTAGCCAGTCTAGATATTTCGGAGTTGGAACAACTGATAAAAACACTTAACTTAATAGATGAAGTTTTAGGTGACAATCGAAAAGTATTATTTGAGTCTGAGAAGATTCAAATGAAAAAATTGAGGATGGTTTAAATCAGCCTGCGCAATTTAAAAGACTTTAATAGTAATATGGAGGCACAATATGATTCAATTTAACAGCCTGCCGATTGACGGGCCTCTTCGAATCACATCAAAATTTGGACCAAGAGATACCGGGATATCGGGTGCATCTAAAAATCACATGGGAATTGATCTTGGAAGAGATAAATCAAAAGCTGAAACCAACCTTCTATCAGCGGCAGAAGGAACAGTACTGAATAATTATTGGAGTAAATATCGCGGTTGGGTGATTGTAATTCAGCATGATGGTTTTCAGACCTTATATCAACATTTGAAATCTCAGTCGCCCCTGGTAGTTGGCACAGCTGTTAGAGCTGGAACCGTACTCGGCGTAATGGGAAATTCTTCGGACATATCAGTCTTAACTGTAGCGGTACATTTGCATTTTGAATTAATCGTAGACGGGAAGAGGCTGGATCCTCAACCATATTTGGAGAACATTCAACCGGAACAAAGTTACTTAAAAGAGGCAACTGAAATTGCTGGTCAGATCGCTGCCATTATTAAAGTAAATGACATAGACTTACTGATATCTGCATTGAATGATGTTTACAACGGTTCAACCTGGTGGGCGATTAAAAAGTTATTGGACAAGCTTGGTATTGAGTGAATTTAAGGGAGGGACAAATGGTGATTAACTGGAAAACAAGATTAAGAAACAAAACGTTTCTGGTGACTTTCGCGACTGCTGTAGTTGCTTTCACTTATCAGGTGCTGGGAATGTTTGATGTAGTGCCGCCAATATCACAGGATACGGCAGGGCAAATTATTGGCCTTATTGCAAATATTCTCGTTGGGCTAGGGGTCATTGTCAATCCAACAACCCCTGGTATTTCGGACTGACATAATGTCAATGTTGAATTACGTTTCAAAGTATTGGATAGAATGGTCTTGCGGAATAATGGGGACTTTAATATTAGGGATTTTTTCTAGATTGGCCATAAAATTCAAGAGAATGCAATCCCGGCAAGCAGCAACCGAACTCGGTGTACAAGCGTTATTAAGGGCCGAAATGATTCATATTTATAATAAATATATGGAAAGAGGCGAAATGCCCATTTATGAACGGGAAAACATAGCTGAATTGTTTAAACAATATACCAATCTAGGCGGCAACGGTGTTATTAAAGAACTGATCGAAAAACTATATGATCTTCCAACTCCGCCGCTAATGTAGAGCATATTATTTTTTCACGAAAACATTAATTATTACATGATATATACTAATTTTAACATTTTTAGGATAACGAGCCTTGTAATTGACAAAAAAAAATGTTATTTTAGTTCTGGAAAATTGACTGATTAATGAAGAGGCTTAACTTTTTAGAGTTAGGTCTCTTTTTTTATTGAAATAACAGTTTGCTATTTCAATTTGAAAATAAAGCAGAGTATTAGCAGCAGAAATGTCAATGCAAATAAGTTATATATGGAGGGGTTATATGGAAAAAGGTTAAATTCAGTTACAATAAATCGTTATCTTACACATTTTAAACTTATCATTTCTATTATATGCTTTTAATCGGAGTGAATTGGTGTTTAATTTAAAAGGGGGCTTTTACTGTGCAGAACAGAATATATGATAATAATCAAGAAATGGAAAGAATAATAGATAAACAAAGATATCCAATTGAAGCCAATGACGATCTTAAAATTTTGGCTGCAGAATTTCCAAAAATCGGAATATTTGAAATTATTATAAAAGCTTTCAATTTGGGGTTAATTTATGGAAAGCGAATAGAGCGAAGAAAAGAATATAAATGTAATGACTGATATGTAAGGTAATATATAGGTTGTTGAGCTAATATAAATGCCCCTGCAATCCCTCAGAAACAAAGAGATTGCAGGGATTCATGATATTATACCTATGCAATGTACGTCCATCCGTTTCTGTCTTCGATGAAGCATTCCACAACTGTCGCAATGGAGGCTCCAATTGCTGATATGGGCCGGCCCTTTAATAGTTTGTGAATCGCCTTTCCAATCTGATTGATTTTGGTTTTCGCAGCAGCCGTCGGTGCTGTAGTTTCACTTTTAAAATATTAATAAAGCTACTTCCGAATGACGAGCAAAATCTGCAACAATTTTTGCCTAAATAATCTTCATCAGTTAGATAAAAAATTTGCCAGATATGTTATAATAACAATGATGTTCATATCCGTTGCTAAGGCGTGCCTGGGTGATGAACCCAAAGGTATCTTTTTCAGTAATCGATGAGGATACAATAATAAGCAAAGAATATACTACTTATTTCCGTAGCGTTATTGCTTTTGGTAAAGAAGCCAAACATAAGGAAATAACCGGATGTACGCATGCTTCTATTTTTGCAATAGACATCGATCACATAACCGGCAAGGAGGCCATTGAATACGTCAACGCTAGAAGAAGAAAGTGA